AACTGATGCATTCAAAGAAGGATTTTTAAAAGCTGGAGTAAATAACAGAGCATTCCTTGATAATTATTTAGAAAATACTGCACTAGGTCAAAAATTAAGAAGAGATAGTACAATATTTGTTCGATACAGAACAGGTGGTGGTATACAATCAAATGTAGGAATAGGTGTATTAACTCAAACAGGAACTTTTACATTAAATATTAATGGATCAAGACAAGATTTTAATCAAGAAATCAGAAGAAGTTTTACTGTAAACAACCCAATACCAGCAATAGGAGGTAATGATGGATTAAGCATTGAGCAAATAAGAAATTTAATAAAATATAATTTTTCATCACAATATAGAGCAGTTAATATTACTGATTATCTTTTTCATGTATATGCAATGAATGGTAGATATGGTTCACCTTTTAGAGCTAATGCATTTAGAGAAAACAATAAAGTAATTATTCCTATATTAGGTATTGACTCCTCAGCTAGATTAAATAATGTATCAAATAGTTTATTGAAATCAAATATTTCAGAATATCTTTCTAATTTAAGAATGGTTAATGATTATGTTGAAATTAGAAATGGTCGTATTTTTAACTTGGCATTTAATATTGAAGTTTTTGTTACAAATCAAAACCAAAATCAGATTGCAAATTCAATTATTCAGTCAGTTATATCCTTCTTTAATATTAATGATAAGCAAATGAATCAAGACATATATATAACACCTCTCATTGAACAAATTAATAATGTAGAAGGAGTTGTAAACGTTTTAAGTGTCGTAGCATTTAATAAAGTAGGTGGTCAATATTCTCTTAATCCAATAGAACAAACAATAAATGATTTTAGAACTGGTCAAATAGAACTTATTAATCAAACGATTTATTCTACTGAGGATAGTATGTTTGAGATAAAGTTCCCTGAAAGAGATATTAAAGTTATAATGAAGAAAAAGGTAAATCTTAGTAAGTAATGGAAGAGGAAGTAATAAGAAAAACCATAAAGCTAGAATATACTGGGGTTACATCTGGAAACGAATTTATATTTATTCCTTATACGGGTGCGACTTACAATATTAAATTTTCATTATCTAAAAGAGAAATAGATTTAGGATATTTTGATGGTGTTAATCAAAGTTTATATGGATATTATTCTTATTATGGATATGGTAATAATTTTCTAGATGCCATAGGTATGGAAAACATGTTATAGATGAAAATTATACAATCATTTGCAAAATTCGAAGAGGGAAATCCATATATGTTTGGTAAAGAACATAATCCTCGATTAAATTTTTATAGCTTCTTATTAAGTTATTTAACATTAAAAAAATATAATGGATCAGTTACAATGTATTGTAATAGTGAGGCTTACTCTTTATTCATTAAATATATACCATATGATGATGTGGTAATAATGGAGAATACTAATAAATTTGATTTTTGGAATAAATATAAGATTGATGTGATGAGACAAATTGATGAAGATTTTATACATGTAGATTCAGATGTATTTATTTTTGACGACAAATTTAGAGAATACATAAATGATGACTACTATGGATTAATAGTTCAAGATATTATACCTGAAAAAAAGAATTTTATTCGTGATTTTTATTATGATAATATTGAAGTTTATAGTAATTGTTTATCTTTAGAAAAAACAATATATGATAATAAGTGTGCTAGTTGTGGTGTTATCGGTATGAAATTAGAAATGAGAAATAAGTATTTCGATGCAGTAGATAGGGTACATAGTGCAATGACAAATAATAAATTAAGAAATGTTAATTCTCAAACGATGATATTAGAAGAATTAACAGCATATATATTGGCATTAAATTTAAACATTAAAATATATGATATTTTACCACATGATCAAATACTAAAATATGGATTACATAAAACTGCAGATAAGGCTAAATACACTCATATGTGGTTTGATAGTAAGTTTGATAATAACAATATTGGACTAATAAAAAATAAGATTAGAAAAGACTTTCCTGAAAGTTATCATATTGTAGAAAAGTATACAAAAGATATTATAAGAAAATAAATATGGCATTAATAACAGGAAGTACATCGAGTAGATTAGTTGAACTTGAAAAATATAGTAGAATAGGTAATTTATCTCAGAGATATTTTACTAGTTCAACGATATTAACTGATGGTGTTAATTTAATAACATCAACAGCAGATACTATTATAAATTACTATATTGGTGGCATCGAATATTTTGACAATTATATTAATAGTCAATATAATAATAGCACATTTGTTATTAATATTTTAAACGCAACTGCTGATATACAACAAGACAATTTTCCAATTATTAAGGATTTCTCAAAAGGTAATGTAATTGGAAGACCAGAAGTAAAATCTGATGTATTTATAGTGAGACAATCCCTGAGTGTTTTTGAACAACAATACAGATTGAGAGTAATTAATAACTTAAGTGAGCTTAATTTCTATGCAGGTGGTGGTAATTTTAAAATAATAGACAATATATAATGAGCGTTGGGAGTTTTGGTAATATTAGACCTAGTGATGTATCAATAAATGATATAGAAATATTTTATTCATATTCATCAACAAGATCAAACAATAATAATGAATTTATTAGAGTTGATGCAAATGATTTACTTCAAGAAATTAATTTACCTACGGATGATGAGTTAGCTGGAGCAGGTCAAGAGAATATACTTGAAGGATTATACAATTTAAATCTACCTGCATCTACATTCAATCAACTAGGTTTTTATACAATATATCTAAGACCTAAAAAGTTTAGATTAAATTTAGAGGATTGTGGTGTCTTATCTGCACTTCCTAATGTAAAAGGATTAGTAATTGACTCTAATGTACTTCCAAGTGATTTAGTTGCTAATAACGCATTACAAGGGTATAGAGTTGAATATATAAATAGTGACGGGACTAAACTTAGAAATACTTCAAGATACGTTGTAACAGCCAATAAAGTAGTTCCAGTGACCGAGAATATTGGTAATACATCTCAATCTGCAATAAGATATAGATTTGATGATGCAGGATCATTATTATTCTTACAAGTAACACCATCTTCCTCTTCAAATGTAAAACCAAATGCAAACCCTTTTATTGGAAATCCGGGACAGACAATATTATTAAGTAGTACAGCTTTCAACCCTCTAACAGTTGAAATAGAATTTGTTGAAAACGACATTGATACAATTGTTGATTTTGTTGGTGGTGAACAAATTAAGGATGTTGATAATGGTATATTAACTTACTATACTTTAGATAATAATGGTAATCGTCAAATTCTTAAACAATTTGATCTTTTTGAAATTAAAGATGATATTGGTAATGTTTCACTATATGAAGTGAAACAAGAGAGACAATCTATTGATACTTCTCAAGATTTTGGTGATATAACAGATAGTGTTTGATAAAATTACTTTTAGTATTTATAAAAAAAGAAAGATAAGTGGCTAGAGTAAAAATTATAAATGGTCGCCAAGATGGTGACTTAATTGGTGGAAGTTTTACAAATTCAGCATCTCAAACGGTGTTTAATTTAGGTAGTTTTTCAGTTGAAAGTAATTTTACAGGTAGAAGACTTCGTGACTATTCAAATGAATTAACTTCATTTGCGACTCCGATTACATTAGAAACACTTAATCTTTCAATGAAGGATTCAGAAACATTATTAAATTTTACTAATAATGTTGAACTTAACTTAGATTATTCTGATATAAAAAAATTTACTAGATTTGGCTCTGCAGGTCAAATTATGCGTGTTTCACTTAGAAACATAATTGATAAATATCCTGCAAGTTTATATGCTAATAATCAAATAGGTATTGGTGGTAATGAAACTGCAATTGATTACATATTCGATAATATCCAAAATATATCAACTTTTAGAATACCAACATCTTTCGTTGATAATAAATTTGACTTAATTTTTGATAGAGGAAATACCGCAACACCAAATGATAACGAATTAAAAAATTTAAATATATCCTTTAATAAATATGTAATTTGGAGAAGAACATCTAGCGATGATTTTAGTCATGAAATAGTTGGATTTACTGGTGATACTTCTTCAAATCCATTTATTACTGTAAAAGCTAGAGGTGAAGTATTTAATAATATAACAGGTTCTACAGTAAACCAAACATATCATTTAAGACCAAAAGTTATTGAGTATAATAGATTTCTCACATCATTATCTAAATTCGAAAGATATATATTAAATAATAGATTAGAAGATAATAGTGAGTTTAATTTCATAATTAAAAATCCTAATATTAGTGAAACAGGTGCGATAGTTTATGATGATGAAATATTTACATGGACAACATTAGATGGATATAATCCAAACATTGATACAGGCTTGTTCAATATATTTAGTGATTCATTAATTGCTATAGGAGAAAAATATGATGAAGTTAAAACTGATTTAGTTGCTAGATTGTTAACTCCTGATTCATTAAGAGTTTTTGATACAACTCAAGAGGGTAAAATAACTAAACTTCTAAGGATTTATGGTCGTGAATTTGATCAAATAAAAACATTTATAGATTCTCTTGTTAACATAAATAAAACGTCTTATAAAAAAACAGATAATATTCCAGATAGGCTAGTTAAGAACTTAGCAAATACAATGGGATGGGATGTATTCTCAATAACTGAGGAAAGAGATATTGTAAATGCATTTTTTTCTAATGAAATAATACAAAGTAATGATAATTTACTTCCTGCTGAAATAGATATTGAGCTTTGGAGAAGAATTTTAATAAATACTAACTACTATTGGAAATCTAAAGGTACTCGAAATGCAATTAAGTCAATATTTAGATTAATTGGTATACCTGAACCATTCATAAATATTACTGAATATGTTTATACTGTAGATGGTAAAATTAATCCTAATACTGTTACGTTACAACTAGAAGATTTACAAACAGCTTCATTACCATATGATAACCAAGGATTTCCTATAGCACCAATTGAAAATAATGAATTCTTTTTTCAATTATCAGGTAATACTGATGGTGGTCAAGCTTATATTAATTTATATAGAAATCTTGGATTTAGAGTAAATAGAGTTGTTGATAATAAGAAGTCATGGGTAGAAGATGGTAGAATAGATAGAGTTCACTACTCGTCACCTAATTATTATCAAGCCGACAGTAAATTAATAATTAATACTAAAGAAGTTGATGCAACATTAGATTCCGCACGTGGTATTGAATATGATGTCTATTGCTATAATAAAGATGTTGATGACCCAATAACTTCAAGTGCTGTCACAAGACCATATATATATGTAAACGTACAATTAGATATCAACGATCCATTTATTTTTTCATTACCAGATCAGCCATTATCTGGTAGTACAGTATTAATGAGTTTCAACGGTATTACATTAGCACCTCCAACTGGAGCTACTACTACAGGAACAGAATATGATTATTATTATGACAGAAATAATAATCAAGTTGTTTTAAATCCAAACATTCCTGCGAGTGCTAGTACAAGTAGAGATGTAATTTCTGTTTCATATATAAGCCAAGATTTTTATAGTAGCTTAAATGGTGGTACTGTTACAGGTTACACCTCAGTAAACTACGTAATTGAAAGACCAGTAGTAACTAGTTCTGGTGCAATATTATTATTACCATCTGGTAATACACAACCCAAAGGTGACATTCAATTAATCGTAGATGGTAAAACTATGACTAAAGGAACTAGTTTATTTACAGGTGACTTTATTTTAGATAAGACAGATAGCGGACAGACAAAAATAATAGTACAAAATACATCTTTAAAAGCATATTTAAATAGTGGAGGTATTGTTAGAAGTGTTTATATATATGATAATGGAACAACTAATGCGACTAAAAAATCAGAAGCACATAGAGTTGATTCATTAAATAGTAGTAAATTATTTTTTAATGGTGGTATTAATAGAAATGTCTATGTGATGAATTATGCTGCATTTGATATTAACTCTATTAAAATAACTGTCAATGGGATTACATTGACAAATGGTAGGGATTTTACACTAAACCAAGCCAATAAAAGACAAATATATCTTCCTGCTGGTATTAAATTTGGTGATATTATTGGTGCTTATTATATTATCGATGATGGTAGTATAGTACCTCCTTTATTACCTGCAGATGATACTTTTCCAGACATTCAAGATATAAGTTTCTTAGAATATTTAGAATTAATACAAAGAAGACTAATAAATGCACGAACAAGAAAAACTGTTACAGATAATAAAGGTGGTTATTACCCTACAGTTAAATCACTATATGATAATTATATTAAAAGAAGTTTTTTAGCTGGTAACGATCCATTATTAAGTAATGGATATACTGTAAAAAATTTATATCCATTCCTTAATCAATACAATTCATTCTTTCAAAGATTTGTTGATCAATTATTACCTGCAACAATCATTTTAAGAAAGAGTGGTGTTCTAATTAGAAATACTTCATTTACTAAACAAAAATTTAGATACCCTAGAGGTGTTAATTTTGACCCTAATTTACAGTGGTTAGGTACTGATGGCTCAGAATTTATAAGAACATTACCAAGTAGAGAATTCTCATGGAGTAGTGATTTTGAATGTACTAATAATAATGCCAAAAGATATTTATTGAATATAAATGAAACAACAACATTATCTATACTAAACTCATTTAGTGGTACTAATGTAAATGGAAACTTTTTATATCAAGCAATAACATTGGTTGATTTTGTTAGTTTAACTG